GTAGAGAATGTGATGGTTTCATTATCATCAGCGTCATACTCAACTTTATACTTTGATGACCATTCTTTTACCGTTGTGCTTGTCGCATCTACACGTGGCTGTGTCTCTGCCCAACCAGAAGTCAAACCTGAAAAACTAAGTGTCGTTTCGCTAAAGCTGGTCGCACTAGGTGTACTAGGTGCTGATGCCTGTATAGTCTGATAGTAAACCTTACCAGTGTAAATTCTAGTATCTGCATCAACACCACTTACAGGTGCATCTGTTGTTACTGATCCTGATGCTACTGATGTACTTTCGTTACCAGTAAAGTCTACAGCAGCCACCCAATAGTAATATGTTGTACTTGCTGCTAGACCGCCATCTACATACTTATCAGAACCAGAGAATGCTATAGGACTTACTGGTTGACTGTTTGTAGTGTTACGATAGATGTTATAACCTTTAAGGTCATATAGTGTACTTGCATCACTGTCTGTAGTAGGTGCAGTCCAATCTAATGTAACAATCTTTGGACCGCCAGTAGCTGTAAGGCTTGTCACTGGAGAAGGTGCAGTACTATCCCCACCATGAGTATATGGTGTAGCTGCTACCCAAGCACCCCTGATACCTGCTACAGTAACTGCCCTAACACGTACATTGTACTGTGTACCAGTCTCCAGTGGACCTATTATAACAGAACTTTCACTGGCTTGAATTTGAGTATGCAGATAAGAACTTTCGTCTACATCTTTCCACTCAACTTCATAGTGACTTATAAATTTGTTATTTGCTTGTGTCCACGACACCAAAGCCTGACCAACAAAAGTACCGTCAGTTTGAATAGTACCTTTGTCTGTAACTGTAACGCTACTAACAGTTAAGTCAGAAGCGGGATTACCAAGGTCACTGTCGTTACCTGTGATGTCACTTTCTTCTGCATTCCAACTAAAGGCAGCAGAGGATGTTTCACGTAGGGTCATGTTAATCAACATTTCCCCAGTATCACCACTGTTACTAAAACGCCAACCTACAACCTCAAAATCTTTTTGTGTCCAACCATAACGACTGTTAGTAATCTCGACAATATCACCAACTTGAACTTCAAAGGCTTCCATACCAAAGTCTGCTGATAATGTCATCTGTTCTCTAGAACGGAACAAAGTCATCTTAGCTAGACGTTGCGCCATAGCAAAGTTTGTTGTAAATGGTAAAGTTAGATCAATAGCATTTTCTATATCGTTATCATCAGCTATGAAAGCTGTTGATCTGATCTCTGGATAATCTGCACGTACCCAGTCTTGATCTGCATCAATAAATGTACCACGAACAATGTTAAAGTTATCACGACGACTATGCTTAGTAGTTAAGTTAATACCACTACGGAAGTCATCTAGGGTAAATGTCTTGACTGGTGTTGTGTACTCACCAACTTTAAGTTGCCATTCACCTTGTCCCCAGAACAGTGTACCAGCACAAGAGGTCATCATATCATGTAAGATGTCTGAGGGTGTTCTACTTAGTACAAACGCACCATTCATCTCATAGCGATTTTGAGTTCCACCTGCATCAAGAGATACAGACTCATCACAAGTGTTCGCTGCTGCACTAAAGGTAGTGTCGTTTATATCACCTGTGTCATCTAAACCATATGCAGATGTGAGGTAGTCACGAATACAAAGTGCAGGGTTATTAGAGTATGCTGTAGAAGCTGTACGAGGATCGTAGACTTTCTTACCTTGTACCTTGGCGGTAAACAAGGGAATACCTTCTGCAAAAGTGTCTTGGTCGTATTCCATACGGACATACAGACAAGCAATGCCTTGACCTTTAAAGTCAGTAGCGTTAGCGGCAACACTGGCCCCGTCCTTAAACTCAGGCCCATCTGTGATACCACTTAGGGTACTATAGATATTCTGAGTATCAGAACCAGTGAACTTACGAATGTATATCTTATCGTTCCAGTCACCGCCGACTAAATGTGTAGAACCGTCTGGGTTGGCGACAACATCATTAATATAAATATCACCAATATCGTTTACTTCATGTCCAGCAAGACAGATGATCTGATGTAGAAACTTGTTCTTATCACCAGTGCTTTCCATAAAGGTGATAACACCACCCTTACGTACTTCACCATAGACTACCTCTTGAGGTGCTGTAGCTTCACGTGTGTTAGCTAACAGGCCACGAAGGGAACTAAGGTCTATGTCAGGTGTAAGTGCCTTGATCGCCCAAGAGGCAATAGCCGTAGCACCAACGTAGAATAGTACTGTCGCAATAGCCGCTTGAGTAGCAGTAAGAACACCTCCACCAAATATATAGTGACCAAGGGTGTAGGGATCACGGGGTACACGATCCCAATCGTTCCAGTTCTTAACAGTAAAATCGCCTAGTGTGTACTTCATGTTTTAATCCAAGAGTTTGTTACATTCTCTGTAGGTATAGATATTATACCTTTATCACTTACAAATAGAGAATTTGATCCTACTGAAATTCCAAGTGCCTGATTGATTACCCAACGTCTTACCTTGTCTGTCGTGACTAAGGCACCTTTAGGTGGGGTATAATCAATACGTGTTAGCTTAGTGTCTATTGCTTCTTCTAGGGTCTGAGCCTTAAAGGTTTCTCGTAGTGCATCACGCTTGAGATACATGCCACCTTTAGTATACTTACCTTCCCAGTCTTCTGCCCAACCTTCACCATACATAGCCTTATAAGCATTGTTAGTAAACATAAAGCAGTCATTAGTATGCCACTGGAAAGGGACATTACGTACTTTTCTTATGTACTCATTGAGTGCATCTAGGTCGGGTCTAATTATCACTGTCCTTTACCTCACGTCCCCAAGGGACTCGTTTATCTTGTAGCTGTACTACCCAGTCAAAGAAACTGTCGTCACCAGTTAAGCCCTTCTGCGCACGTACACCAGCATGACTTTTTGCTGTATAACGACGATTGCTAGGACGTTCTAAGGTAACTAGTCGGCTTTCTAGAGTAAGCTGGATCGTAGATGTTTCACCTTCATCTTGAATAGTCATCTGATCCATATAACCAGAGAACACCTCAATTACATCAGAGACACCATTTACGCCCCAGAATACTTTAGCTAGACGACCTTGGTAGTCCTCTGTTAAGGCATATGTGATGATAGTACTGTCAAGACCATTAAGTGTAAGTGTAGTCCCTTTTGCAGACAAGTCGCTAGTTTCTTCTAGACCTTCAATCTGTAGCAGGTTACCTGTACCAGTGTAGGTATTGCCACCAATAGATTTGTTACCATAGCCAGTCCAAATACGCATAGTACCACTGTCGAACTGCATTTCTACAGCATAGAAGGGTTCTATTTCGGCATTACCTAGAACACTTAATAGGGATGACGGGATTGTACGGCTCATAACGCTTCCATTGCTCCGAATGTTATACCATAGAAACTTGCATCATTAACAGACCAACTCTGTTGATTACTTGACAGCCTAAACTCACCTTCGGCTGCTGTTAAATCTACGTTTAAGTTTGTATATGAATCTCTAAGTGCTGGCCATATTTCCATATTTTTAGAGGCACCTGATCCAACATAATCCTCTAGTACTTTATGTAGTCGGTATTTACCGCCTGACACTATACCAAAATAATCACCAGTCTTTAAAGTTCTACCGCTAGTTACAACAGATGTGATAGTACGATCACCAGCACCACCAGTAATTGTCATACCCGTAGCTGTACCCTGTAATGTAGCTGCTGTTGGGTCACTAAGCCTAAAGGTTCCATACTGACCACGTAAGCTAATCAGAAATGCGATCCACTTTTCTGCGTCTTCACGCTTCATAGGTGGTAGCTTAATATCAGCTTGCCACATTTCACCAGAATAGGCATGTGCCTGACCTGCAAATGTAAAGGGTGACTGACTGTAAGCTACAGCATTAACTGCATGTAACTCTATTTCTGCTATACCCGTATGTGTCGGGAGTGTTAGTGGATATGAGATAGCCATTAGTTAAATACCCTTCCGTATGATCCACCACGCCTCTTAGCGTCTGCTACAGCACCTTTGGCAGCATCAGCAATCTGTGGCATCAGGGACTTGATCTCTGTACGTACAGTTTGTTGTACGCCAGTAGATACGTTAATGTTCTGGACGATAGTTGTACCACCACCCTCGACACCAAGTTTACCATCTTTACCACGCTTGAGGGGCATGATAGCCTCTGGCCCAGCTTCACCCATAAGTCCTGCACCGTTAGCCATTGGGAATAGTGTAGGTCTACTTACGACACCCCCCGAAGCGAATGGCGTAACTTTACCACCTGAGAAAGCACCACCGTTAGCAAAACCTAAGAACGACAGAATCGTACTAGCAGCCCTCTGTGCAACCATCTGTTGGTATATGTCTAAGATTATGTTGCGCATTAGAGACTTGAAAGCATTCTCGACAGATTGTGATCCATCGACCATAGCCATAAAGGCGTTTTCAATGTGTCCTGAGAACCTGTCTATTTGTTCTTGTCGTTTCTCTTCTGCTTGTGTTGCTCTATAGAGTGCTTCTGATTCTGCTACTAACTTTTCGATACGTTTGTCACTCATTTTCACATCAGCTTCTCTGAGTTCAAATAGAATCTCTTCTTTACGCTGTTGTGATTCTGTAAGGTCCAGCAGTTTAGTCTGATGTCTTATCTGTCTAAGCATGTCACCGACGACATCAGTGGGTGTCACCCCAGCACCTTTCTTCTTGTTCTTGTTGGGATCAAATCTGGTTGGGCCACTGTACTTAAAGGAACCTGCCCCACCAAAGGCATCAAGACCTACTGTAGCCTCTGCTTTAGCTTGTTTAATAATCTCTATAGCTTCTGCAAAACTTATACCAAGCCGCCTACCTAGGTCTTCTGCTGCATCACCAAGTTCAGCATAAGCGTCAAGAGCCATTTGTTTTTCATAGGCTAAGTTTTGTTCATATAGCCTTAGTTCAGCTTGTGCTTGATCTTCAAGAGCCTTTTGTTCATCTTTAGCATTCTGTAAACGAACTTGCTTTAATCTTTCTTGCATCTGCTCGTATTCATTAGCCATAGCTTGATCTAATGATCTGCGATAATCCGCTACCGCCTGTTCTCTTGCTTTAGCACGTCGTTCACTTTCAGCTATTCCTTCTGCACTATACCTAGGGTCACCAATACCACCAAAAGCGGAAATGTCAGCACCACCCAAAATCTGCGCCCTTTTCGACAGAAAGTCGTCATACGCTTTTTGTGCTAAACTGGCCTCTTCCCTTGCGGCGTTCATTGCCTCAACATCGTCTTGAAGAAGGTCTTGAATTTCCTTTGCGGTCATTGTCTCGTTAGTAACGTACATAGACCGTTGGTCATTGTAACTCTCAAGCGCATCTTCGAACTTAGATTGTGCTTCTGAAAGTCTATCAATAAAACCTATTTCTTCTGGGGATACCCCTAATCTGGTTTGGCGTAGTTTCTTATCTATTTCATCAATAGCTTTTTGTGTAGTTTCTTGTAGACTTTCTACCTCTTCTT